GTTGTCGGAGACCGCTGCTGCAGTGTTCGCCAGATCTTCTTTCTTGCGCGCTTGCTGCACAGCCAGGTTCTTCGCTTGCTCCATACCATCTGCAGTAGCCTGCTTTGACAACTCCGTCATTTCTTTTGCTGAAGCGAAGTCCCCCTGCGATGCAGCCAGCCCTGCAGCCTTGCTATACATCTTAGCTTGCTGCATTGGTTGTGAAGCATCAGCCCCTTCCAGAGCAGATTGCGATTGGATGAAAGCCCCAATGTCCTTCTGAGTCTTCATCTGCTGTTGCATCTGCTGAGTCTGCATTTGAGCTTGCTGGGCTTCTGTCTTGAGCAGATCGGTTTGGGCTTGTTTTTGCTCGTATTGCTGTCCGTAGATCATGTCCCGACCAACAGCCAGTCCGAGTCCTTGGAGAAATCCACCAATTGCCATGAGAATTCTCCTTAGTTAGCCACCGAACATTCCGCCACTGACACCGGCCGAAGGATCAACACCACTGGAGAAGCCATAGGTGTTAGCACCAGCCCCGAATCCAGAAGTATCAGAGGCGAACGGATTGCCCCCACTGTAGCTTCCAGAGTTGAAACCGTTGATCCCAGAGGTAACTGCACTGCCCACAGCATTACCCACAGTTCCAGCAGCTTGCTGGTTGAGGTTGTTTTGATTTTGCAGAATTTGACCTGCAGTTCCAGGAGAACCAACGTTAGCTCCGGAGAGTTGGGCCAGAAGCAACTCTTGATTAGTTAGCTGAGAAGAGGCATAGCCTTGTGCATTGTTACTAAGAGCAGATAGCACATTTCCACTATTGACCATTCCATTTGCTGCCGCACTACCTTCTACCGCATTCTGGCTCTGAGTCAAACCAAACTGGTATCCCGGAGTGCTGGTGATTGAGGATGGGTTGTTAATCAAATTTGACAGCATGGATTGATATTGCCCACGCTGCGAAGAGAAAGGATCTGCTGCACTAGCAGCACCAGAAGCTCCAGAGGAACTTGGTGCCATAGCGCTGGATACAGCGGCTCCTGCCACAGAGCCTACAACACCGGCAGCGATTCCCCAGGGCATTTAGGCACCTCCATTGAAAGGCTTATCGAGTTTTACACACACGATCATGGTGATCCGCTCAACTGGTGAATCATTGAGAACCCAATGGGATTCTTGGTTGTGGAACCAGAAGAGATCACCGGGAGCCGTGATGTGTTGTCCTTCTTCATAGCAGAAAGCCTGCTGCGGATGAGCTGCAATCTGCATAGCGAATTTGTCGTATTCGAGTGCGTGCCAGCCTTGATCCACATGCGGTTTGACCTGTCGTCCGGGTGGGATACGGGTGATTAGGACACCGCCGAGGGCATCGCCGCGAACAAGATTCATAATTGCTCTAGCATCGGCTTTTGCTTGAGGTAGGAGGTCCGCAGCTTCCAGCCACACGCTTTGATGAGGCTTACCGCCGTAGCCATCTTCCCCTTTCCCATAGCGAACCCATATGTCGTCTGCTTCGTGGTGAGGACTGCCGGGAGACTCCGTGCGAGCGCGGTTCTGATTCCACAATTGAGGCTGCCGTTGAAGTTCCAGCAGCAGTGGAATCACATTCAACCCACGTGCAATAGTTAGGATATTTTTCATTCGGAGATGAGTGCTTTTTCAATTAAGGTGGCATCGCGCATTTCATCCGGGATAGCGTGGATGCAGAGCCAAAGGACGTCAGCTGTTAGAGCGGTCACTTTGTGATTTTTATGCGCGGCGATTCGGATACCGGTGGGGCCTTTGTATTGGCTGATTTTTCCGTCAACCTCCACTTCCACAAAGCCGGAGGCGAGGTAGCTCAGATGGTCAAAAGAGTGCTGATGCTGCTCGATATAATCCCCAACCTTTCGAGCTTTCCACTCTTTGGCGAATACTCCACCAGCAATATAAGTTGTATTATTCACCGGGATTAATCCAAAGTAATATATGAGGGAAATCACCTGGGGAGGATATCTAAATCCATCCGCATCTCGAAAAGCCTGAGAGGCGTGTTATCCTGGTGAAACATTTTCCATATTCTACGACGGCTGCGACCGCAATTGCGGATTTGGTTGCGGGGACCGTTGAGGGTCATCTGCCGTGGGGTGCTGAAAGTTTGGTAGTCATCATCGCTGTAGCTGATGTTGATGCTGGTGTTGATTGCATCAGCTAGTTGCTGCATGAAGTTGATGCGTTTGTAATTGGAAGTGTCCCAATCGTAGGGAGGGGAGACACAGGTGACGTTAATCGGGCCGGTGGCGTCGGTGTAGAGCTGTGGGAGCATCAACATCTGCCGACCGGTGGAGACGTCCTGTAAAGAATCCCCAATGAAACCACCAGAGGAACCTTCTTCACTCTGGTAGAATCGACCGGTGAAATATTGCTCTACACCGCCAACAACAGATGACCAGGTTGACCAGAGTTGCGTGGTCACATCATAAGCTAATGTCACATTCAAAACTGGAATTGTCAGTACATAGAAGATATGCCCAGCAATCTGAATTCCAAATGCCCACATGGTTGACAGAGTGGTGAGGGTGTTCTGATTAAGGATCTTCTCAATGTAAGGGGTGCTAATTGGCACCATCTGCAGTCCCTGAAAGGTCTGCACTGTCCGACCGTACTTTGCTGTTTGGGCTACCCAAAACGACATATCATTTTGCTCTACGACAGTCGCCCCATTGAAACAGCCAGTCGTATAAGAAGCATTAAGAACAGGTTGCAGGGCAATACCTTGAGTATTCGGAGCTGCATTCGCATCCCAAAATACCTGCGTGCCTGCACCATAGAATCCTATGATGTAGTTTAAGTGACGAAGGACAGTCACTCCGGCATCGTAAGTCACATCTGCTTGTAGAAAATCCAATGCAGGCCAGGTAGTGGGATCGTTAATAGCGCTACCAATAACCTGCCCATCAACCCGCATGACGTAATAAACCCCGTCCAGATAGGCAATACCCTGGGCTACCGCAGAGCCGGTGTAATTAGCATCCGTGACTTTTGTGAAGGTCGCACCATTGAAAGTCCACAAATTACCTGATTGATCCTGGATGACCGTGGCAGGCGCACCAGCTTCTTCTGAACTGAGAGATACGAAAGGTTGGTAGGGGATTAAAGCACTGGGAATGGGGATACCCGCCCCAGAGGTGAAAGCTGAAGGGTAGGCATTGTTGTTAACAATGTAGAAATTGGCCCCAAAGTGAGAGAACTGGCCCTGTGCTGTGCCAGTAACACTAGCTCCGGAGTAATACTCCGTTCCAGGTCGTTTTACAATTGCCCCTTTCTCCCCTTCGACACCTTCCACGAAGCAATTGACCATCTTTGCGTCGGTGGTCAACGTGCCATCACGCGTGCCGATGGGGTGCGCCCAGGTTACGGGAAGATCTTGAACATCATTCTCTCGACGCATTACATTCTCCGTTCCGTCGGAGTCAGGAAGATACTGGCCTGCTCTTGGCCGAACTCAGCATTCCAGAATTTCTCTTTGAAAGCTAGAGCTTTCTGATTGACTTCAAGACGCTCATCTCGCGGCATGCTGTAGTCAAGGGAGATTTCATCCGTCAGGCACCAGAGCAACATGCGGTAGGCTTCCTGCGGGAAGGCAATGTTGTTGGATAGAGCACCGATGTCTTGCATCTGAAGTTGAGTCACCACGTGAATGGTGTGAGTGTTGTCAGATGGAACATCATAAAGCGTGAGAATCCCTGCACCCAACTGAGGGTTATACCAGACTTGATTCGGTACTCCAGGAGCGAATTTCTGCCCAAGAGTATCCCAATCATACCGGGAGGTCATGACAAGGGTCACACTATTCCCAGACTGATCTACGATATATTGATCGAGAATTCGCAGAGGGAGAGTGCTGCCGGTAATTGTCGACAGGTTATAAGTTGCTTGCCCGATTACTGTTGGAAATGCAATATCCTGAATGCACCACAAGGGCATTCCATCCAGTGCCATCTCTTTAACCATCATCTCAAGAGCCTGCAGTACATTTGCCAGATCTTGGGCCGGGATGGTCTCGTATTCGTCAAACGCACCTGTCTTATTCAGTGCCGCTGTAATCAACTGTTGAGCGGTCACTGCGAAAGCATAGGTTCCGCTGTAGGTTGGCATGGCGGGCAGTCCTCAGTCTTTCTTGTACTTGCGGTTGGTTTTGGTGCCGGTAGAAGCTACGCGGACATGCATAGCCCGACTCATAGCAGCAACACCACTCTTCACTTGATGTGCGGAAGGTTTGTTATGCGTAGGCTTGGATTTCGTCTTAGCTTTCATCATTTCACTCCTACACCAATACCGCCAGTTTTGACAAGCTCAAGTACCACGCTGAAGACGTTGATGGCATCGGGGGTTGCGGCCCAGCCGGTGGTTTGCAGCCAGATGCTGCCATCGGTCGGGGATTGATTATTAGTCAAACCTCCGAAATCGTAGAAGGACATCCGACCACGTCCTGCGATGGGAAGGATTGCAGCGCCAGGACCAGCCCCTGCTGCCAAGCCCCAGGAAAGGATGATTTCCAGATTCGCCCCAATTGAATAATCGATATGCTCGATCTTCAGCAGGGGAAAAGGCAGAGACTCGAAAATGTGCATCATGTTGGCTGGAATGGCTACCTGAGTAGCCGCCACATCCGAGGTATCAAGCACCCCGGTGATTTTCACGACAGCATTTCGAGGGCCGTCGATGACAGTCTGAATAGTAACTACGTTTGCCATGACGGCCTCTTATTAGTTAGGGAAGCCAGTAGCGGCAGTACGGACTTGAGCGGCTACGAAGTAGTCGATAGTCAGAGTGCGGGCAGCGGCAGTCGTCGGGTTGGCCCCCTGGGAAGCAAAGAGAACCCCAGTAGGCAGGAAGAGGCCGGTTAATGCTCCGTTGTTCTGGATGTAGGCTGCGACTACCGGGCCGTTGGAGATGGTGCCATTGGAGTTTTGTTGGGAGAACTCGCCAGTCGTCGGATTGTAGTAAGCAAACACGTTGCCGTAGATATCTACTTCAATGCCGAGCTCGACTTGCACACCAGCAACAAGGGCCAAGTTGGCCGGGAACGGGAACGTGCTGGTGCCGGAACCGTTCTTAACGATCAACGACAGCGCGCCAGTGGTTACGGCACTCTGGATGTAGATGCCCTGGGGGCTGGATGCATAGGAGGCAACAAAACCAACCTGCAAAGTTCCCAAAAGGCTGTCAATTGCACCAGCCCATTTGAAGAACATC